TGAATATCGCCCTCCCGGTCTTTCTCTGCTGATTTTTTTAAAAAAAACAAAGGAGGGGTATTTTGCAAGGTAGTTATAGCAAAAAAATGCTTACTGAGTTAACAAAGCGGGCAGCTTGACATCTCGGCAAAGGTGTAGGAAAACCACCGCCTGCACCGCCCGCTTGTTTTATTTGAAAGGGTGGTAGAAGTAAATCTAAACCTAGTGAAATGATTGCACTAGGTAAGAGGTTAGTATGGGAAACAAAACAGTCCGAAAATTAAAGCGGATTAAAATTTATGAGGAGTACGTTATATTAACCGGAAGTTTCGAGAAAGCCGCTATTTTAGGTCAAATGATTTATTGGTCAGAGCGCGTAAAAGATTTTGACGTTTTTATAGAAGAAGAAAATAAAAGAAGAGAACTACACGGAAAAGAACCAATTGAACTGCAGCATGGTTGGATTTATAAATCGGCTAAACAACTTAGCGAAGAAACAATGTTATATAAAGACCACAAAACAATAAGAAGATACCTTCAGGAATTCATTAAAAAAGGCTGGTTAAGTGAGCGAAATAACCCTAATTATAAATGGGATAAGACAAAGCAATATCGGGTTAACCTGAATCAAATTGCTGAAGATCTGGAAGCTCACGGCCTTACTCTCCCAAGCTATAGAACAGATCTCCGATTGGGCAAAATTCCCGATCAAGAGGGCAAAATTCCCAATCAAGAGAGCAAAATTCCCGATCAAGAGAGCAAAATTCCCGTGCAATACCAGATCTTACATACAATACTTACTTAACAATACTTATATTCAACTCTTACTTAAAAGATAATGCTTCCTTTTAATTTCGCTTCTTTATACTTACGTATAAAGAAACTCAATTAAAAGGAATTGCGTCTCCTAAAAATTTCCAGACAAGCTGGAAATTTTTTTGAGCCGCAACCTATTCAGCGATTTTTTAGCAGTAAATCTAACTTAAAGCTGAACAAGCTAAATAATAAAAAATTAAGAAATCAAAATTTTCAAGGTCAATAAAGAAACAGAGCTTTTAATTATTTTTTTCTCTACTAACAGAAAAAAAGATCTTTTAAAATACACCCAGCGAAGAGCCAAAAATTTCCAAAAAGAAAATGAACACGTGTTCACTTTTCAAGGAGAGGAGCCATGTACGAGCTAATTGTCGGAGATTGCGTGGAAGAAGTGGCTAAACTGCCGGACGACTCTGTTGACCTGTTTATGTTCAGCCCGCCTTATGACAGGCAGCGAAGATATAATGGTTACTTAAAGATTTACGAAGATGGTTTTGTTTTCCCTTTTGTAGAACTATTCAAAGAAATCAAGCGCGCCATGAAACCGAGCGCGTTGGCCGTGATGGTGATTGATGACTCAACCGTAAAACAGCAAAGAACCTTAACTGTTCACAAGGTAATCATCAAGATTGTCGAAGAAGCCGGTTTAATGTACCACGATATGTATATCTACAAAAGGCCGCCTTCTCCCGGAGAGAGCAGAAAGCGTAATAGAAACTGGTTTGAATACGTGCCGACTTTCAAAAAGAGCAAAGACATCAAGTTTAATCTCGATGCGGTGAGGGTGCCGTACAGCCAGCCGGAGCGCAAGAGGGAAAAAGTCAGGGTTCGCAATACAGACGACAATATCAAGATAGGCCATTATTACAAAGGCCAGAACCCTTTAGGAAAAGATCCGGGCAACGTAATCGAGTGTTATGCGGGATATATGTTATCGACAAAAGATAAAATTGCGTTTCAACATCCGGCTATCTACCCTGAAAAGCTCTGTGAGTTTTTCATTTTGCTCTATACCGATCCTGGAGACCTGGTTGTAGACCCTGCTTGCGGCTCCGGCACAACGTGCAAGGTTGCTGTGAAGCACAACAGGAAAGCGATTGGGATCGATATTAATCCCGATTACATTGAAATAGCGAGGAAGCGCATGGAAGCACATTATGCAGAAGCTACTTTGCTCGGTGTGCGGGAAACCGTACAAATCTAGAGACCTGATTGTTCCGTCTGTCATAAACCGATGTGAGCATTGTACTCCGTTAATTTGCGCCAGGATTGACGACTATGTTATTGTGCCGCTTTTTTCCAGGATTCCTAATGCTGCCATTGGTGGGAGCAGAAGATATGATTACTTTGATCGTTTCCTGGGTATACCGTTTTTTCGCAGTGATAGAGATAAGCGGGCATTAAGCAAAAAGAAGAAAAGATCGGAAATAATCGAGAACTTGCAAAATTTTCTGGTTGTACTTGGTATTATCGGCAGGAATGACGTTAATTTAGAAACGATTCAAAACTACAGCGCAAATCTGTATTATGTAGGTCTGAATGTGGCGCACCCGGAAAACAGGGGTTGGATTGTAAATGGGGTTGCATCGCTGATTCATATGGTTACTTTTACTAATATGTTTTATATCAACGCCGTAATTGCAGCAAAGTGTTTTCCGTATTCACTGTTTAGAATTTTGATTGAACACTTGAAAACTTACGAACTTCCGATTTACTTCCGCGTCGATCCAAGAAAGACAGATTATTTTAATACCGAGAATAAGAAGAAAACATTTATAAACTCTTTAGCGATGTTGAACTTTATTCAATACCTTCCCCCTGAGAAGGATGATATACAGCATTATTTCTGGTTTCCGGAAATTGAGAAAGCGAGGCGAAGTTTAATTGACTATCTCATTGAGGCCGCTACTCTCTCCTAAAGAACTTAAGCTCATAGCGAACATCGCTTTTCCTGATGACAAAAATCTTACGCTGGACAAACTTGCCCAGAAGTTAAAGGTAAAAGAGCGCATGATTCGCAAAATGCTCGACAAGCAGGAAGTCAAAGACGAGATTATTGCAGAGATTATGAAAAAGGTTTTTATCCAGCTTTCTCCGATTGTCGATGCTTCTATCACCAAAGCAAAAGAGGGTTCTGTCAACCACACAAAACTCCTTCTTGAAATGACGGGAATTTTGAAAAATCCGCAGTTTAACTTAATGAAAGCGGATGTCAACCTTCAGGTGGCTGATGATGCGACGCTGAAAGACCTTTTTGCCAAATACGGAATTACGGAGCCGGTGAGGGGCAGAAATTATGACACGACAGCAAACGACACAACAACAAAACTTGGAAACGACAGAACTTCAATTTGACCATTCTGGTTACAAAGAATACCTGTTCGATATTACCTATGAGCACTTAAAACGCAACTTTCACGATTTTGAACGGTTTAAAGATATAAATGTTCCGCTTACAGGCCCTCACGGGATCAGGAAAATGCTGGGCGAAATTGATATTGAATATTTCGGCAAGGCTTATTTTCCTGAATATTATATGTATAAGGTTCCGGAATTTCACAAAAGTCTTTACGAACTGCTTCTTGAAATTGAAAACGGACACGGCGGGAGAAAAATCGTAAAAGCCTGGCCGCGCGGTTTCGCGAAAACTACGATCATCACGTTTATTTTTCCTATTCACGCCGGTCTTTATAAAAAAAAGCGTTTTACCTTGCTGGTAGGAGATACACAGACACAGGCCGAAAATTTTTTGGGCAACATCAAGGTTGAGATTGAAGAAAACGAATATATTCAGCAGGATTTCGGCAATGTTCAGGGTTCGCCCTGGAAGGGGCAGGCGATAGAGTTCGCAAACAAAGCGAGATTCGAGGCTTACGGCGCAGAGGCTTCGTTTCGCGGCGTGAGAAGAAGGCAGTGGCGACCAGACCTGGTGGTTGTCGATGACGTAGATAACGATGAGAGCACGCTGACGCCAGACCGCATTGAAAAACGCCATAGATGGTTTACGAGAGTATTATTGAATATCGGCGATAAATATACCGATTACATATTCTTGGGAACGCTTCTTGCTCCGGACTGCGTGATAGCGAGAGTTTTGGACAACCCTAGCTGGGAACAGGAAAAACTTTCGGCGGTAATCAGGTTTTCTCAATCTTCTTTGTGGGACAAGTGGCAAAAGTTATACACTGACCTCACAGACAGAGATCGCAAAGAAACAGCGAGGAAGTTTTTTCTTGATAACCAGAAAGAAATGCTTAGCGATACTGAAGTTCTCTGGCCTGAAAAACACTCGTATTACGACCTTATGGTCAAGCGAATCGAAGACGGTGATATTGCCTTTGAGTGCGAGCAGCAGAACAATCCGGTTGACACGTCAATGTGTCCTCTCAAAGAAGAGGACATTTCTTTTTACACCAACTCCGAAATCGAAGTGCTTGAATTCAAAGAATTTTACGGGGCAGTTGACCCGTCTCTCGGAAAGAGCGACGAAGGGAGCTATTCGGCGATTATTACCATCGGCAGGGCTAACAACGGCTATCTTTACTGCCTGGATGCGGATATTCAGAGAAGGCCGCCCGATCAGATTATCGAGGCGATTGTCAGCAGAGCGGAAATTTTTCCTTACTGGCTTTTTTCTGTTGAAGTACATCAATTCCAGGATCTCTTCAAGATGAATTTGCTTGAAGAGTGTAAAAAGCGGAAAGTGAGGCTTCCCGTTATTGACGTTAAACATCAGAAGGACAAGCGGCTGCGGATTATGGGGATTATCCCGCTTATCAAGAACGGCTATATCAAGTTTCACCGCAATCAGACGGAACTTATCAAGCAACTGATTTATTTTCCGCAGTACAGATACAATGACGGCCCTGATGCCCTGGAGATGTGCCTGAAAAATGCCTGGCAAAGCGTTGTGAGCGAACCATTAATCCTTGATGACGTTGCGGGAGAATTGTCGATGTGGAGGAGCGATGATGATGAAAATGAATTTGATGCTTTGAATCATTACATTATTTAGGAAAAAAGTCTTACACTTTGCGTATAACGCAAAATTTTGCGTTTTAAGGCATGTTAGTTCGCGGATGGTATTATGACATTACCAAAAGCATTTTCTTCGCTCTCAGGGCAAATACGCAATTCTGGGGGCTATTTTTTTGGAGGGCTCAGCCCTGGAAAGTGAGGTTTTAAAGTTTGACGTATTACTTTATATTTGCCGTATTTTGCATGGTTTTTAACTGCCTGATTGCTTTCGTTTTTTGCTTGCTGGGATCTCACATCCGGTTTTGCAGGGAAAACAATTTGAATCCTGTAAGGGAGCTGCCGCCTTTTAGGGATTTAATTGCGCCTGCAAAGCAGGCCAAACCTAAAATCGATGAAGATGACTTCGATTACTACAACAGCTAAGAAGTAGGTGGAGCCGTTTGCTTTTTCCGGAATTCAAACAAGTAGAAGAATCGAAAGACCGCGCTTTAATTCAAACAGAGAATGAAAATAGCTTCGTTTCGGCATGTATGCGGGCGAAAGACCGTGCGCGGTACAGCCGCAAGAAAAAAGAGGACGCATGGAAAGAGGACTACAACTTTTACATGGGCGATCACTGGAGCGGCGCACCCTCTGTCGGCATACCGGCGCGGAAGCCGGAAGTCAAGCGGATTCGTCCTTCTCCTGTTGACAACTTTATTTTCAGCCAGATCGAGGGTATCAGGGCTGACTTAACGGACAAGCCGGTTGACTTTCAGATTAAACCGACCGAGTTGGGTGACGAAGAAAACGCAAAAGCCCTGAACGACCTGTGCAGGCATATTTTTTATCTCAACAAGGCTAATAAACAGTTTAAAAAGGCCGCCCGTAAAATGCTGAAATACGGCCCTGTTTGCGCTAAGGTTTACTGGGACAACGACTGGAAGAGCGGATACGGCAAACGACGTTGGGTCGGGAATGTGAGGTTCTTCGTTTTCGGCGCGGAACACCTTTTAATCGATCCGAAAATTACCGAGCCGGATCGTTTTCAAGATGCCGAGTATATCATCTACATGACGCCGCGCTCTCTTGAATATGTGAGACAGAAGTATCCAGAACGCGGCATTTACGTTAAAAGCGACCCGACAATGATTGACGTGGAAATTTTCGGCGAGACGGATATCGATCCCTACGAGCAGAGGGTTATGGTTTACGAATTCTGGTATAAGGGCAAACCGCTTATTAAAGATTTCCCCGAACCGAAGGAAGAAGAAGTTGAAGATGAAGAAGGTATCCACTGCGCCGTTATCGCCGACTTTATTCTCTTAAAGCATGAATCTTATGTTTACAAACATGGCATGTATCCTTTTGCTTTTACTACTTTGTACGAAGATGAGCGTAGTATTTACGGTTTTGGCGAAATTCACAACTTGAAGAATCCGCAGGTTGTAATGAATAAGGTAAACGAAATCGCCCTTGACAACGAAGATTTTGTGGGAAGGGGTAACTGGCTGACGAGCGAGAGCAATATCCGGGATAAGAAAAGATTCGCTCTTTACGCTTCTATGGCCGGTTCGATTCTCCCCGTTACCGACGTGCAAAAGACCGTAAAAATACCCGGGCAAAATGCTCCGGCTTCTGTGTTTACGCACTACAGACAGCAGCAGGCGGCAATGGAGACGATTTCAGGCAGGTTCGACATTACGCAGGGACGCGCTCCGAGAGGCGTGCGGGCGGGCTATGCCATTGCTCTGTTGCAGCAGGCGGCAGGCGGCAGGACGAAAGACAAAGCCGATGTTCTTAACGACTTTATTTCTCAAATTCTCAAACTTACGCTTGAGTATATCAAGGAATTTTATACAGAAGCGCGGATTTACCGTATCCTGGGGCAGAACAACGAGATTATCGGAGAAGGCGTCTTCCGGAACGCTCAACTTTTGAAAATTGACGAATCAACGGGAGAAGAGTATATTCCTGATTTTGATGTTGAAGTTTCTGTTGGAATTAATACTCCGATCAGCAAGGCTTACATTGCTGATCTCGCTGTTCAGCTTTACGGGATGCAGGTAATTGACAGGCAGGCCGTTTTGGAGGCCGTCGATTTTCCGAACTGGCGTAACATTCTTGCGAGGGTGGAGGGCAAGCAGGCTCCAGGACAGGCTTCAGAACAAGTGCCTCCTGAACTTGCGGCAGCATTGCAGGGGGCCGGGATGCCGCAGAGCAGGCCCGCAGCGACAGGACTACCGCAGCCACCGCCTGCAATGCCTCCTGAGGCGCAAGGACTAAGTCCTGCCTTTATGCAACCAACTCAGTATCCGTCTGAAATTGCGGAATACAGGAGCGAAGTAACGCCGGAGGAAGAAAAACTTCAAATGATGCAAACGAGGTCTCCGGAGGTGCAGGAGATTTTGAAGGCATTACCTGCTCATCTTGCCAACAGCTTAGCTAAACTTTCAGACCAGCAGATTATGCAGATCATCATGGAAGCGATCGGCGGAATGGGAGGTGGTCGAATTTCCCTTTAAATCAAAAACACAACTTCGTAAGTTTGCGGCAATGGTAAAATCCGGCGAAATGAGCAGAGAAGAATTTCAAGAATGGCTTCGAGAAACCAAAAATATAAAATCGCTTCCCGAAAGGGTTTCCAAGAAGTCAAAGAGACAGAATCAAAAAGAAAAAAAGCGAAAACGAAAAAAGCGTTAAAAAGAACACGTGTTCATAATTGCACGTGTTTTTAATTTTCAACACGGCGTAAGGCCGGAAATCTACCCGACGGGGGTTAAACGGAAAGGAGACTAAAAATGTACGAACACGAAATTAAGTTTGATTTGCAGTTATTTGCAGACGAAGAAGATGAGATGAACGAAGAAACAAGCCAGGACGACTTCGATATTGAAGAGTTCGACATCGGCGAGGAAGAAGGCGGCCAAAAACTTTTCACCCAGGAAGAGGTTAACAGGATTATCCAGAAACGCTTAGAGCGGGCGAACAAAGGTACTCTTCCTGAGACTGAACTGCAAGCCATTAAAGAGATCGAGCAGTTGACCGGCTTGAAAATCGGCGAGGTCGGAAACAAGTTGAAAGAAATCATGGCTAATCAGTCTTACCAGCAGCCGAATTTCCAACCGGTTCAACCTGCTCTTACAGCGCAGCAGGGCTTTGACCCGCTTCATGCTGTCTACGCTTACATTCCTCGCATTGAAGAAGTTTACAGAAAAACGGTTTTTCAGGAATTGAGAGACAAATACACCAAAGAGAATGGTTATGTTGTGCCATTTAGTGACGTTGAAGATGAGGTGTTGAGGCGGGCGAGAGCTTTAGGGATCAGCAATTACGAGATAATTTACGGGGAAGTTCTACGAGAAAAGCTCCCTCAATATCTTGAACAGTTTCAGCAAAATGTCGAATCGAAGACGCTTTCTAACGTCACGAAGCGCAAGAAAACGACCGAAGGCCCTCCGGCGGTTCAGGGTGGCGAAATCAGCCTGACTAAAGAACAAATAGAGGTTGCGAAGAAGTTAGGTATTTCGCCGCGTGATTATTACGAGTACATGGAAAAAGAGTAGGAAGGAGATGAAGCGATTTGGCTTTTCAGTTTAAGAAAGACCTTACGGGCGCACTGCCTATCGTAACCAAAAAGTATTTAGCGACGAACGACGAAGCCATCACAAAAGGTGAAGCCTTGAAACTTGCGGCGGGCAGGCTTACTTTAGCCAGCGGTTCTGATGCCGTATTCGCAGTTGCAAACGAAACTATTACCGCCGGAACAGATAAGGCGGTAGAGGTAATCCTCGTAACTCCGACTCAAATTTACGAGGTTTCTTATACT